ATGCCGACCTGCTGGCCCTCAAGCACGCGGTGGATCCGGCTTACCGTGCCGGCACTGCCCGCTGGCTGTTCAACGACAACACCCTGCTCGGTTTCAAGCAGATGAAAGACGGGCAGGGGCGTCCGCTCTGGCTGCCGGATGTCGCCGGTGTGGCCCCTGCCACCATCGACGGCGATCAGTATCAGATCGACCAGGGCATGCCCGATGTAGCTGCCAATGCCAAGGCCGTGGCCTATGGCGATTTCAGCTACTTCCAGATCCGCCGCGTCAAGGGCATGGAGCTGCGCCGCCTGACCGAGAAGTATGCCGAATTCGGCTTGGTCGGATTCCTGATGTTCCACCGCTTCGACGCCCTGCTCGAAGATAAAGCCGCCGTCAAAGTGCTGACCATCAAGGCATAACCAAGACCGGGGGCTGCTGGCCCCCGGTGTGCAGTAACCGAAAGGAGTGCGCGATGCACGTCATTCTGACCACTTCGATATTTGGCGAGCGCAGCGGCAACGCAGGGGATCCCCTGACCGTTGCCAGCCAGAAAGAGGCGGACGAGCTGGTGCAAGCCGGGATCGCCCGATACGCCACCGATGGCGATGCCGAGCCCGGCAAGAAACCGGCAAGTAAGGGCAAGGGGGGCAGCCGTGCCTCTGCTTGATGTGGTGCTGCTGAAAAAGCAGCTTCGCCTGGATGCCGACGACAGCGCCGAAGATGAACTGTTGGGGGTGTACCTGGGGGCGGCAGAACAAGCCGCCGCCAACTACATGGGCCGCCAGCTCTATGCTGCCGGTGAGACGGTGCCCGATGCCGACAGCTACGGCCTGACCCTCGACAACAAAGCGGTGGTCGCGGGCATCCTGATGCACGCTGGCCAGCTGTACGAGAACCGGGAAACCATCATCACCGGCACCATCGTCAGTGAGGTTCCGCTGGCCTATGCCCATTTGCTGGGCCCGTACCTTTGTTCTAGAGGAGGATAGGATGAAAAAGTGTCTTTCGGTGGCAGTGGCTGTTGGCTTAAGTGGATGTGTTACCTCCCCTGCGGATATGCCTATTAACCCATCAGATAGAGAGTTCTCTCAAATCTATGATGTTCCTAACATGTCAAAGGGACAGATTTATGAGGGCTCTCTGAAGTGGATCGCTGAAAACTTTAAATCAGCCAAGTCGGTCATCGAGTATCAAAATGCTGCTGATGGAGTCTTGATTGGCAATGGCATGATCAATTATCCATGTGCCGGCTTCGAATGTATTGGTAAGGCATCCTGGAGAGTTAAGTTCACGATGAAGGTTGAGACTAAAGACGGTAAGTTTAAAACAGACTTTAAAAACCTTCTTCTCGACATGCCTGCAACTGTCAGTGAATTTGGGTCGTATCCCGCCATGGAACTACCGATTCAAACTCGAGGGGATCTGGATGCTGTGAAACCTAAGCTTCTTGAGTTTGGTGATGAAATGAAGAGTAGCTTCACCGCCAGTCGTTCAGACTGGTAACTTAATCAGCAACATAAACCCGCCATCATGGCGGGTTTTTTTATTGCCGGAGGAAACATGCCTGCAGGCCGCTTGCGAGACCGCATCACCCTGCTGACCCGTCAGACTGGCCGCGATGCCGTTGGCCAGCCTCTCGATGGCTGGGATGAATCCAGCCCCATCTGGGCGGATGTGCAGATGATCGGCGGTCGTGAACAGATGCGGGCCGGGCGAGAGGTGAGTGAGGGGCAGTACAGCATCCGCATTCGCCACCGTCCTGGCGTGACCACCGCGCAGCGCATCCGGCTGGCGGTATCGGGTGAGGTACTGGACATCAAGCTGGCGCAGCCAGACCAGCGCCGCGCCTGGCTGACCATCACCGCCGAGAGGGTCGACCCATGACCACTTCGTTCGATGTGTCCGGCTTTGATGAGCTGGAGAGCCAACTCGCCAACTTGGATTTGGCCGTGCAGAAGAAGGTGCTGCGAGAAGTCGCCCGTACCTCGGCTCAGCCGGTGCTGGCCGATACCCAGTTGCTGTACGAACAGAACTGGGACCGGGTCAGCATTCCGCGCAATCCCACCTGGGCCGATGTGGTGGCCTCGGTCGGGGTGTTCAAGAACTACAAGGTGCAGGTGGCGGCAGGCAAGGCCATCGACGCCCCGGTGTACGCCTATTGGCTGGAGCACGGCACCCGCGAGCACAGCCTCGCCTCGGGGGCCAGCCTCAAGAAGCACAGCGATTCTGCCAAGGCGCAGAAGCGCGCCCACCTGCGTCGCGACCGCCCAGGGCAAGAGATTCTTATTCACCCCGGTATCGAGGCGCGCCCTTTTATCCGCCCGGCATTTGACCGCCATATCGAGGATGCGCTCGAGATCCAGCGCACCACGCTGTCAGCGGCCATCGACAAGGCATTGCGATGATTTTCAGAGAAGCGTTTCACCGGCTGATCAGCGGCGCCCTGGGCATTGAGCCATACCCCGGCACCGTGCCTCAAGATGCCGCGCTGCCGGCGGCGGGCTACTTCCTCACCTCGCCGGTGCAAGCCGCCCGCACCCTGGAGGGCGGGATCACCCTGCAGAGTCACAACTGGCAGATCGACCTGTTCGCCACCCGCCGCACGGAGCTCGACGAGCTGGCCAACCGGCTTTCCGCCCTGGACGGCACCACCACTGATCAGTTTCAACGGGTGACCGTGCTCGATGCGCGGGACGCCAAGAGCGAGGGCGGCAGCGAGCTGCGCGCCATCGTTGAGATCCAAACCACCAATCGGAGAAATAGAGCATGACCACTCCAGCATCCCCGCAAGACGCCGTCCTGGGTGCCGGCACCCTGACCTTCTTCAAGGAGAAGGGCGCCGCCACGGCCTTCCAGCAGGTGCCTGGCACCATCTCCATCGGCCAGGTCGGCGAGAAGACTCCGACTCTGGAGCAAACCACTCTGGAGGACACTTCCAAACGCTATATCGCCGGCCTGTTCGATGGCCCGGACAAGGAGCTCAAGGGTAAAGCCTATGACGCCGACGAAGGTCAGCAAGCGTTCTTTGCTGCCGCACGGGCGCGCAAGATCGTCATCATCCAGCACGAGTGGCCTGACAAGGTGACCGCCGAGTATGAGGTGGTGCTGCTGGGTTATATGCGCGATGAGACCGGGGGCGACAAGACTATCGATTGGGTGGTGCCGTGCAAGCAAAACGGCCAAGTGACCTGGGGCAAGAAGGTGGGGGCGTAATCGAACATGACAGCGAAGAAACCCAAGAGTACCACCGTCACGGCGCTGGCCCTGCTCAACAAGTTGGCCTATCGCCATGAGCGTGTCCCGGCCCCAGAGTTTGGGGACGACATGGAGATCATCGTGCGTGAGATGTCCGTCGCCGGCCTGCAGGATTACCAGCAGCGCAACTTTGACCCACTCACCGGCCACCCCCTGATCGACAACCCGTTCCAGTGGATGGTCTCCCTGCTCGTGGCCTGTATGGTCAACGAGGATGGAGATCCGTTGGCTACCCAAGACGATGTGCCGCAGCTGATGGACGCCATGCCCATATCCCTGGTTGACCGGCTGCTGCCGGTGGCTAAGCGCCTCAACCACATGGGCGAAAAGGCACTGGAGCAGGAAAAAAACGAATAAGCGCCAGCGACACCATGAAGCTGGTGATCCGCCTGGCGCTGGATCTACACAAGAGCATCACGGAGATCATGGCCTTGCCGGTCTCCGAATTGAATACCTGGCTGGCGTGGTATTGGCTTGAGCACGAACGTCTGCACCCCACCCCGAAAGACCCCAACACCATCACACCAGAAGAGTCCCGGCTTGCCGTCAAGGCGCTGCTTGGGTAAGGAGCCCCCATGGCCGTACTTCGTTCCCTGGTCACCACCCTGGGGCTCAATGCTGCACAGTTTCGCAGCGAGCTGAAACGTTCCCGAGACGACTTCACCAGCTTTGGCGGCAGCATCGTCACCGGTGCCAAGGCGGTGGCCGGTGGCGTTCAGGCCACGATCGCGCAGATATTCAGCCTGCGCAGTGCGCTGATTGCCCTCGGCTCGGGGGCTGCCCTCGCGGGCATCAAGGCCGCGTACAGTTCGCTGGACCAGACTGCCCAGCTCGGCCGCAATGTGGGCATTGCCGCGCAGCAGTGGCATGCCTACGCCCAGGCCGCAGAGTGGGCGGGCTCCAGTAGTGAGCGGCTGGCGGATGTGATCAAAGATCTCAACGTCAAGATCGCCGACGCCGCCAAGACCGGTGGCGGCCCCATGGCGGACTTCTTCAAGCAGATCGGCCAGTCGGCGCAGTCTTGGGCGGCCCTCTCGCCGGACGAGCAACTGCGCCGCTTCACCGCCGAGCTGCAGAAGATGAGCGCCAGCGATGC